GATAGAAAGCCTAGAGTGTCGTTCAGCTATAAGAAGAATGTTTTAAAAAATATACGGGAATTAGAATAATGGCTAGAAAAGCAGCCCAGGCTCAAGAAATAGAAATAAAAGAAGATGCTGATATACGAGAAAGAATTCAAAAAGAAATTGAGAAAGATTTAGGTAAAGGAATTTTTGTTTCTGGTCATGAAATTATAGAACGTCCGAGAACAATTATTTCTGTAAGTCCAGCGATCGATCCTATTCTTGGTGGCGGGATTCCAGAAGGAAGTTGGGTAGTTTTAACCGGAAAGCCAAAAGTTGGAAAGTCAAGTTTAGCACTCTCCTTTGCGAGAAACTGTCAAAAACCACAATTCGGCTCAAGAAATGTTTACTATTTGAATGTAGAAGGTAGAATTAAGAAAAGAGACCTTGAAGGTATTAAAGGATTAAAAGTAGATCAAATAAGAATTATTGAAAGTACTGAAGATAAAATCCTTACAAGTCAAGACTATCTAACCATAGCTGAAAAAATCTTGATGACAGATAAAAAATGTCTTTTAATTATTGATTCGGTTTCTGCCTTATGCGATGAACGAGAAATGTCGGGAGGTATTGGTACGCAAACCAGAGGCGGCGGCGCTCGATTAGTTGCCCAGTTTACATCTCAAATGGGAAATGTGGTCCCTGTTAAGGGGAGTATACTTATTTGCGTTTTACATTTAATGGCAAATACTTCTGGATATGGATCACCGATTGCTGAAAAAGGTGGAAATGCAATTCAATATCAAGTCGATGTTAAATTAAGAGCCGAAGAAGTTAAGCCTTGGCCCGATAAGGGGAGTCCTATTGGTCAAATAGTCACATGGAAAGCACATTGTACAGCAATTGGCCCTCCTGGACGAAGTTGTGAAAGTTATTTGAGATATGGCGAAGGCATTGATGAATTAATGGAAATGATTACGGCCGGGAAAGATGTTGGTTTAATCGGCGGTTCCGCTCAATGGCCAACATTGGATTATTTGAAAAATCACCCAAATGTGACTGGTGTAACCGAATGGACTGATGATACTCCAGCAGAAATTGGGGCGAGAGCAAATGGACAAGATAAGTTAAGAATTTTATTAGAATCTAAACCTGAATGGGCAGATATTCTTAAAGAAGAATTAAGGGCTTATGCATGAAGATAATTGGATTAGATGGTAAAACTTATGGTTGGGAATTACTACAAAAAAATCATACCGATAGATATTGTTCATGGGGACACGAAAGAGCGCGAGTGCTTTTAAAGGAGTTATTTCCGCTGGATAAAATTTATGAAGAAGAGGGATTACCAGGAACAAAACCTATATTGTTTGCAGATTTTATAATACCACTTCGTAAATTACTCGTTGAAGTTCATGGTAAACAACATTATGAATGGATTCCTCATTTTCATACGACGAGAAAAGATTTCTTAAATGCGCAAGCTCGCGATCGAAAAAAACGCGAATGGAGTGAACATAATAATTTTTCTTATATAGAATTACCAGATACAGAGGAAATTAATGGATGGCGAAGAAGAATCCTTGAATTTGGCAACTAAAACTTTTAATAAATTAAATCAAAAATCAGATCAATTTGATAATTTAATAGGCTTTCCTGCTCATCCGTCAACAATAAAGACTTGTGATTATTTATCAATTACAAGAGAGTTTGTTAAAAAGTTAAGTCCTGAAGATTGTGTAGAAATTGCTACTGAGTTAGCGTCTTATGGTATTTATATACAAAGAACTCTTAGTAAACATTTATCGCACCTCCATTGGATCGAATCAAAGATAAATCTTGCAATAGCTTCTCAACTTAATAATTTTCAGGGATATTATAGTTTTGAACAGAGAAAAACTATGGCAATTCTAGATAATGAATACGCTAGACAACTTGAAGAATTAAGAATTAATACTCAGGTTAAAGTTGATATGTTAAGCCAAATACCATACCAAATTAATCAATTAGTTAGAACGTTGATAGAGATTCAAAATACAAAAAAATATCAGAAAGCATAGGAGAAGAAATGGGACGCCCTACACTGGCTCAACAATTACAAAAAGCTGTGGCTGAAGGAGATCTGACTAAAATTAAGAATATAGCTGATAAAATCAGCATGCAAAAAGAAACAAAACCCTCAAAAACAAAACCAAAAAATAAATCAAAGATAAAAACTGAAGTTGTAGATCTTGAAGATATTCGACCAGGAGATATAGTTGAGATTGAAAATGATTGTATTTTTAGACCTGGAAAGAAAGAATCAAAAACTGAAACTTATATAGATAAAGACGGAGTGTCTAGAACACGCGCAAAAGTTGTTCCATTTAAAGTTGTCAGAAATCGCTCTAATGAATGGGTTGATCAGCCGACTCCGACAGAAGTAGCACTTCAAAAGAAAAAAAATAAGAATTTAGATAAACTACCAAAAAAAGTAAGAAGACAACCTATAGAAAAAATAAAAGTTAAATGTTCTGAATGTCGCGACGATAAAGAAGTATGGGCAACGGAAGTTAGAAATGGATATCTATTTATTTGTGAAGACTGCTTAAATCCACATCGCAGAAGAGGATAAAATGCTAGAAGATATGGCAGCGGAAAGAGTAGTCATTTGCGGTGCGTATGCTAATAGTGATGTTTATTGTGATATAGAACCAATTGTTCAGGTTAATACTTTCACAGATGAAGTAAATCAAGCAGTATTTAAAAGTATAAAAAAAATTAGAGATGAAGCTATAGATACTAAAATAGATTCAGCATTACTTTTTAGTACATTAAGAGAAATCGGACATTCTGATATAGTTAATGATCCAGAAAATAAGAAGTATATTAGAAATTTACTACAATTTTCAGTAGAATCATCTAATGTTAGAAAATTCGCGGCAAAAATTAGAAAGTTAGAAATATCTAGATTATTGTCTGATCAATTAACATTAGCTAATGATGAAGTATGTAGTATTACGGGAAATGAACGTGTAGACGAAATCTTGGGTATAGCTGAAAATAGAATATTTGATTTTACCTCATTATTAAATGACGAGGATGGTCCGGCTTATGTCCATATGTCGATGGGCGCTCGTGAATATTTTGATTACTTAATTAATAATGTATGTGATTTAGTAGGTATATCCACAGGATATAAAGAGTTAGATAAGTTTTGGGGAGGATTACGTCCAAAGCAGTAAATGTTATTGCTGCGAGTAGTGGTATTGGTAAAAGTATGTTTTGTGATAATGTTGCATTGTATGTTGCAAAAACACTAAAAATACCAATTTTATATCTTGATACCGAGATGGATCAGCAAGGACATTTCCATAGAATCTGGGCTAATTTAGCCAGTGTATCTCAAGATGATATAGAAACTGGCAAATTCTCAAGAAATTCTTCAAAAATGTCTCGTGTTCAAAAATCGATGGAAGAGTTTGTTGATGTTCCATATTTTTATAAAAATGTAGCAGGAAAACCTTTTGAGGAAATTCTATCAATCGCGCGTAAATGGTTGGTCAAGGATGTAGGAAAAGATAGTAATGGTAAAACAAAAGATTGTTTGTTAGTTTATGACTATATGAAATTAATGACATCAGATGCCCTGATGGGAAATCTTCAAGAATATCAAATTATGGGTTTCCAGATGACTGGTTTACATAACTTTTCTGTAAAACATGATATTCCTATATTAACTGCTGTACAATTAAATAGAGAAGGTGGTATTTCACAATCAGAAAGAATTAAATGGTTATCAAGTGGTGTTGCGGTATATGATCGAAAAACCGATGAAGAAATAAGGGCTAGTAGCTTAGGTAATATGAAAGTATCTATAATTAAAAGTAGATATGGAAAATGCACTTCTTTTAATGAATACATTAATTATACTTTTATAGGCAGTTATGCTAGAATAACAGAAAATAGATTATCTACAGCAGCACCAGAAGTTACTCAGGAATTTCCAATTCAAGAAGAGAATGGTAATGTCCCAATTGAGTTCAATTGATTTTGATTTCAGAGCAAAAACTAATGTTCTAGCTTCTATGGTAATGTTAAAATTCGATGATTTGATTGAAAAACTTGAGATAAATTTAACTCCTTCCGGATCTAAATATGTAGGTTGTTGCCCAATTCATTGTGGAGATAATGAAACAGCTTTCAATATTTATTATGATGGAGATACTGTACCTGGATACTGGGTTTGCCGCACTAAAAGGTGTGAAACTAAATTTAGATCCACAGTAATAGGATTCACGAGAGGTGTATTGTCTAGACAAGAATTAGATTATCATCCTGAATATAATCCAAATGCTATCGTAAAATTCACTGATTCTATCAATTATTTATGTAACTTTCTTGGTATTAAATTTAGAAATATTAAATATGACATAAGTCAGGCAGAAAGAGCGGCTTTCATCGCTGAATGTAAAGAAAATAGTCTGAAATATATTTCTAATAAGAAAGGAATACCAAGAGATAAAGTTAGAGCAAATTTGATCATTCCAGCACCCTATTATTTAAATAGAAATTATTCAAGTAATGTACTTAATAGATATGATGTTGGTATGTCAAAAACAAATAAGCAAGGAAGTATATATAGGGTTATAGTTCCTATTTACAACGACATGGATCTAATGTGCGGATATTCTTCTCGCTCTATATTTGAAATGTGTTCTAAGTGTCGTTTATTTCATAAACCGGAAACATTATGTCCAGCAACCAAAGAACAGAAAAACCTATGTTCAAAGTGGCGACATGAAGGTTTTGAATCTAAGTTACATCTATATAATTATCATTCGGCAAAAAAGTATATTAAGGAATCAAATGTTGCCATACTAGTTGAAGGCCCTGGAGATGTTTGGAGATTGGAAGAAGCTGGAATTCATAACTCTGTGGCTATGTTTGGGGTAAATTTATCATCAGCACATCAAACTTTACTTGCACAAGCTCAATGTATGAGTATAGTATGTCTACTGGACAATGACGAGGCTGGTCAAATAGCCTGCAAGAAAATTAAAGAAGAATATGGTAGATTATTTAGAATGTATTTCCCTAGATTCAATAAACATGATATGGGAGATATGAATACAGACGCAATAACTTCAGAAATCAAACCCTTGCTTCGCAAGATAGAGAATGTCTAATGTCAAAAATATTAATTATCTGTGGGAAAAAGCAGGCTGGAAAGAGTACTTTGGCCAGCTATATTCAGGGAACTAAATTTGTTGAATATAATATTATAGGAAAGAATTTTATGGTTAAAGATGGTGTTCTATGGGGAGATATACATCATACTTACGATCGATTAAATTTAAAACCTATTAAATATCATCAATTACCAGAATGGGCATCTCAATGGTGTCAACAGTTTGGTTTTGCTGACGTTCCTAAAAAGATGCTTGTTGATATTATGGGACTTCGACCTGAGCAAGTATTTGGAACTAATGTCGAAAAAGACACTTTGACAAATTATAGATGGGAGAATATACCGGGTCTCTGCGAGACTCAATACAAAAACAGAACAGGTTTTATGAGCGGCCGAGATATGCTCAAAATTATTTTGACAGAAGTTTTCCGTAAAATGAATGATAGAATTTGGGTGAACGCTGGCTTTACCAGTTTTGAAAAATCACAAACGAGATTCGGCATCTTTAATGACGGTAGACATCCTCCAGAAATTTATACTGGAAAAGAAAAATACAAAGATGATCTAAAATGTATTAGATTAACTCGTAATTTGTTTCCGGAGGAAACACATGATAGTGAAGTTGCTTTAGATCCAGATCGATTTGACTGGCATATATTTGACGCAATTATCGATAATTCAGAATTAACGGAGTTAGAGACATTTGAACAGGTGAAGCCCTATTTGAAAGAATGGGGTTGGCTAGAGACTTCGTCTCAGGAGAGTGATATATTATAATTACTTATTTACGTTCAAGTAGTATTGGTTGTAGATCATTATGTGAACAACAATACTATTTATCTTATGTACTTGGAATAGATACACCGTCCAACCACAAAGCCGACAAGGGGTCTTGCACGCATAAGGCTCTAGAATGTCTCGCCTGGAGAAAAAAACTCGAACAAGAAGGTTTAACTTCTTGGGATGATGATAATTTCGGTATGATGAATATAAAAGATTGTGAGCCTGATCTATTGATAAGAAGATCGTTTGATTATTATGCGGATAAAAACACTCATCATAAGTGGACAGATAAAGATTTTGAGGACTGTAAACAATGGATGTGGAATGCATTGAATATGAGCAATGGTGCTTATGATGTCCGTAAGATTAAGATTATAGCCCCAGAACAACCATTTGATTTCACATTAGATTATGATTGGGCTCATTATAAATATGATATGCCCGATGGTAGCGTTCTAGAAGGTCAATTAAGTATCAAGGGAACAATGGATGTCGTTTCTGAGATCAGACCTGGAATTCTACAAATTCTCGATTACAAGACCGGAGAAAGAAAAGATTGGGCTACAGGAGATGAAAAAACATATGAAAAGTTGAATAATGATCATCAACTAAGATTATATAGTTATGCTTGTTTTAAAATATTTCCAGATGTAAAAGATATAATAATAACAATAATTTATTGTCGAGATGGGAATTTTAAAGGTGGTCCATTTACTGTATCTTTATCCAGAGATAATATACCTGAAACAGAGAGAATGATTGAAAAAGAATTCAATGAAATTAGAGAGTGTACGAAACCATATTTAACTCCTCATCCATATTGGTCTGGTCTGCCTAGTAAAAATCAAAAAGTTCTTCCATGTACAACATTTTGTAATTACGGTAAAATATTATGGCCCGGAACCAAACAAAATATCTGTCAATTTATACATAATCAAGTTAAAAAACATGGAATTGAAGATACAACAGCTAAATATGGTAATATGTATAAGATAGATAAATATCAGGGTGGCGCCGGAAGATCTCCAGAGGATAGAGATAAATCTAAAAAAGGAACAAATAATGTCTGAAAAAGTTTTAGTTTTTGCAAATTCAGTGCTAGATAAGCTTGAAATACCAAACGGTTTTTATATAGAACCATCTAATTATTATCTTGAAGAAATATTAAACTCCGATCAATTACATTTTATGGAAAGAGAACATGCCGAAAAAAATGAAAATTATCGGCAGTTAATACCATATTGTATACTTGGATATGAAGATATGATTTTGACTTATCAAAGAACTAGAAAATCAGGAGAATCTAGACTAAGAAATTTAAAGTCAATTGGTTTTGGCGGACATTTAAATCCTATTGATATCGATTCATCGTTTGGTGATAATGTTTATTATGCTGGCTTGCATAGAGAACTTGATGAGGAACTGATTATTTCAGACTTATTTATCACCAACCTTTTAGGTTTTATTAGGGATGATTCAAGTGAAGTTGGAAGAGTCCATTTTGGAATAGTCCACTCTATTAATTTAAGTTCAGATAAAGTAAAAATAAATGATGAAGTTATTACTAATCTTCAATTTATGAGTTTACCAGAATTATCTGAAAGACAAGATGAATTTGAGACATGGTCACAACTAATTATTGATAAGATTACAAAGGGTGTGTGATGAACTTTGCTTCACTTCGTAATCATTCGACTTATAGCCTTTATAGAGGGTTATCCAAACCTATCGCCCTCGCGGAAAGGGCCGCGCAAGTTGGAGCAACCTCTCTTGCTATTACTGATTATAATTCATTGGCGGCTACTGTAAAAATAGTCAAAGCATGTTCGTCTATCTGTGTTTGCGGACATCACAAAGAAAATCACTATGACAATAAATGTAAAAGTGATAGAAATAAATGCCCATGCACTCAATATGAAAATAAGAAAATCAAACCAATACTTGGGTGTGATATTGCGATATCACCCGACGAAGATCCAGGGAAAATTTCCTATTTAACATTACTTTGCAAAAATTTAGCCGGATGGAAAAATCTATTAAAAATCACTAATGAAGCAAATCAGCAGGAAAGAGTATATAATAATAAACCCAGATTGGATCTGACGACTCTAGCGACACTAATTTCTAAAGGCAATATTATTGCTATATCTGGTTATATTGGATCTGAACTTGCCAATATTCTTATACCATCTCCGGAAATTGCCTATACCGCCGATACATATCAGATGGCCCGCAAATTAATTTCCAAAGAAACACTAGACAAAACAAGTAAAGCGGCCGAACAATTAAGAGATATTTTCGGAAAAGAAAACTTCTTCCTCGATGTAAATTACCTAGACAAAGAAAAATCGCCAGCAAATGAAGTAATAAGTAACGGAATGAGACATATAGGCAAAACATATGACATTCCCTGCTTATTTTCCGGTAATTCATATTATCCAAAACATAAAGATGCTGATGATCAGAGAATAC